ACCACGCCGTAGGGCGCCAGTTCGGCTAGGCCTTCGGCGCTGTAGGCGAGGATGGCGTTCTCGGTGCCGATGACCAGCCCGGCGTCATGCGGGGCCAGCATCAGCACGCGGCCGGGGACCATGACCATGCCCTCTTCCAGGTCGAACAGGTGGAAGCCCAGCGGCTGCGACATCCACACCGCCGAGGCGTCGGCCGCCGGGTCGTACTGCGCCGCCACCAGTCGGCCGCGCCACGCCGCGATCACGTCGCACCCGCTCGGCAGGGGGTCCATGCCGAACGTCTCCAGGTCCACGCCGAGAGCGTCGGCCGATGCGTTCCAGACCATGGCAGTCACGCTCGGCGATCCGGCGCGCTGGAACACCGTGCTGTTGGCCGGGGCGATGTAGACGTGCGTGGTCTGGCCGTCGACCTGCTCGATGCCGGACACCTGCAGGGCCTGGCCTTCGGAGATTTCGAGTTCCACCACGTCGCTCGGCCCGGTTTCCCGGCCGTCCGGCAGGCAATGGGTGATGCAGGCGCGGTACAGGCCCGGGTCGAGGTTGCCGGTCACGGCGGCCAGCGTCGGGGCCGCGGGCACGTCCCAGGCCCAGGGCATGACCTCGTTGTCGGCGGCGATGATGCCGCTGTCCGTGCCGTTGGAGTAGTAGACCTGCCCGTTGATCTCGGCCCAGGACACGGGATCGCGGCTGAGTCCGGTGGCCAGCGTCACGGCGCTGGTGCCGTTGGCGTCCATGGCCTTGAGGGTGCCGGCGTCCACCAGATACATGCGCTGCTCGTCCAGGGTGGCATAGGCGCCGCTGGGCGTGGCGGCCATGGCCCGGGTGTAGCCGGTGCGCAGTTGGAGCTTGCCGGCATCGGAGACGTCGACATTGTTGGCCAGCTTCAGCCAGGACAACCCCAGGGCGAGGTCGTCCTGGGTGTTGTTCAGGCCGAGGAAGCGGTCGACGGGCTTGTCCTGGATCATCGCAGGCCTTCGTACTCGTCGAAGCCGTGCTTCTCGTGGATCCAGGCCTCGTCCAGCGCGTTGCTGGCAGGGCCGAACTGGGCTTCGAACTCGGCCAGGGCCTCGCGCGCCTTCTTCTCGTCGCGGATCTCGGCGTCCTGCAGGCTGTAGTAGCGATACCGCATCCAGTGGATCAGCGCGCGGTGGTACTGCGGCTTGATCTCCGGGGTGTCGGTGCCGTCAGACATCGCTTCCAGAGGCAGGCGCACCACGGTCAGGCGCAGGTCGATGTTTTCCTCGGGCTTGCGGTAGAGGCGCATCTTGCCGGTCTCCATGTCGGGGATCCAGCCCATGACCTCTCCGGTCTCGTCCTCCCATTCGGTGCCCTGCTGGTCCATGTCAGCCAGGGCGAACTTCTGCAGGGGCCTGGACTGGCCCACCACGCGGATGCGCCGCACGAACAGCACCAGGGGATCCAGGTCCACGTACTCGGTGCCGGCGGTGACGGCGATCTGGCAGATTGCCGCGGTGCTGGAGTCCAGCAGCAGGCGGCCCCGGCGCGCGGCCTGTTCCTCCGCCTCGTTGGCGAACTCCGTGAAGCGCACGTCCGAGCACAGGTAGGTGGCGGCCGCGTCGTCGACATCGGCCCGAGCGGCGGCGATGAGCTCGTCCAGTGTCACGCGGAACGCCTCAAGTCGCGCAGCTGCTTCCACTCGCCATGCACCTGGGCGATGGCGGTGAAGACGCTGTAGGGGGGGATGTCCCAGGCGCACTGCGCCGCGCCGCTGACCTCGTGCTCGCGGCAGTAGGCGCGGTCATGGTGCAGGCGGTGGCAGGGGTGGCATTCCGTGAACGGCTGCATGACGTGGGTGTTGACCCAGTGTTTCGTCAGGTTCTCCGGGCTGGAGTGCGACAGCAGCACCACCTTGCCCATGGGCTCGAAGCCGACCGCGTTGAGCACGCCGGTCTCCGGGCCCACCACGCAGTCCATGGCCTGGGCCAGGGCCAGGGTCTCGCGGATCCCGATCTTGCCGCTGGTGCAGTGCACGCGCGGATGCTCTTCCCAGCCAGCCTCCAGCATGCGGCACAGGTCGTCGCCGGCCAGGGTGATCGTGGCGTCCGGGAACGCCGCCAGCAGGTTGGCGATGACGTCGTCCTGGTGCGGGTACATCTTGTGCACCGACGAACCCGACAGCGTCCACATGATGTTGAAGGTGGGCGGCGCGTTCACCGGCCCGGCAGCGGGCGCATTGGCCGCCTGCAGCCGGATTCGGGTGAGGAACCGCTCCACGGCCGCGCGCTCGGCATCCGTGGGGTAGAAGCGGGTTTCGCTGGCGTACTCCACCTCGGCGAGGCGGGCGGTCCACTCCAGGTAGTTCTTGCCCATCTCCTGCCGGCGCACGCTGTCGGGCCACGTGTGATTGGCGCGGCCCGGGAAGGCCAGGAGCGTGCCCTCCACCGATTCGGACAGGTTCACGAACTTGGTGAACCGCTTGGCCTGCTCCGCCCAGTAGGCGGTCAGTTCCTCGTTTGGCACCTGGTCGGTGTCCTGCAGCAGGAAGTGGTCGACGTGGGGGTCGTGCTCGATGACCTCGCGCCCCTTGGGCATGGTCATCACGTAGACCGTGTAGCCGGCGCGCTTGAGCGCGGGCAGGATGTTGGCGGCCTGGATCATGTCTCCGAAGCCGCCGTAGCGCACCACGCACACGCTCGGTCCCGGGATGGTCAAGTCTTCCTCGACGATGCCGCTGTGCTCGCGCTCGCCCTCGGTCACGCGCCAGACCCGCAGGCCGCTGCGCTCCGAGCTGACCAGATAGCCGCCGACCTTGATCAGCGGGATGTAGTCGAAGGGATGCGGCCGGTCGGTGCCATCGTGCCTGGCCACCAGGACGAAGTCGAGGGTACGCCGAGCCAGCCGGTGATCCAGATCATCCTTGCGGAAGTGCGGATACAGCGGCTCGGTGTAGTCGGTGATCCCCTGGCCCACCTCGATGCCCACGCCCCGCGTGTACTGCACCATCTGGTACTTGTGGTCCAGGGCCGGATGCATCTCTTCGCCCATGGTGGTCTCGCCTTACTGGAGTTGCGCGCCGACCTGATCGGTGCGTGCGGCCTCTTCGGCGGCCTTGTCGGCGCGCTTCTTGACCTCCGCGGCCAGGGCCTCGAGCACGGGCTGGCGCTGCTTCACCTCGCGCTCGACGTTGGCCAGCACGGCCAGCATCTCGTCGCTCTGGTCATCCAGCTCGCTGACCACCTTCTCGACGCTGAGGTTCAGCAACTTGAAGGCCTCCATCTGGAGCTTGGCCTGGCGCTGGGCCAGCGCGGCGGCGGCGGCTTCGCCTTCGATGCGGGCCTGCTCCTGCGGGTCCACCGCCGCAGCGGCGGCCGCCGGAGCGGACGGCGCGGGGGCGGAGGGGGCGGCGCTGGTGATCTCCTGGCCATCGGCGTCGAAGTACTTGCCGTGCTGGGCGTAGCGGGCTTGCCCGGTGCCGCCCCAGATCTCTCCGAACGGCTGCTTGCGGTCGAGGGTGCTCATGCCGGATCCATCCCATCGCTCTTGGACGTGCCCCGGATCGAGCCCATCGGGTTGGTGGCGTTCTGGCCCAGGTCGGCGCCGTAGGTGTCGGTGACGCCCTCGGAGGTGCCGCGGTCGGGCAGGTGCCTGGAATCGCCCTGGACTTGTCCGTTGGGCACGTACTGTTCGCCGTTCTCGTTCATGGATTTCACCTTTCCCAGCCCTGGGGCCGGTCCAGAAAGCCGTCGTGTTGGTCGATCTCCGAGAGCATCGGCAGGACGCTGTCGTAGTCTTCCCCGTTTTCCTCGTCCTCCGCGCAGCGCGTGAAGCCGCGCCGCAGGTCGGACAAGGCAGCGCCACCGGTACTGCCACCGATGACGCCTGCTCCTACAGCCGGCAAAGGCCCGAAGGCCTCTGCCGGGGTGGCACGCTCGGTCTTCACAGCGTCTGCGAGGCGTCGTGTTGCAGGTGGTACTCGTAGATCACGTGCGCCTTGCCCGTCGCGTCGGCGCCGGTCTTCACGCTGATCTGGTCGAGCGAGGCCAGTTCTTCGTTCAGCGTGGAGCTGCTGGCCGTCACGCCGGCGGTGCTCGTGCCCAGCGAGATGGAGCCGATCGAGCTGGTGCCGTGGTAGACGTCCAGCTTGTGGCCGGCGTTGGTGCCGGCCGTGGTCACGACGGCGTGGGCCTTCTTCAGGCGCGCCTTCTGGTACGTGCGGAACTTGCAGTATTCCGTGGTGGCGCCGCCACCGGCCTCGCCGGCGAAGTTCTCGCGGCGGATGGTGGCATTGGGGTCTGCGTAGGTCATGGGTTTCTCCTTGGACCTGAAACGATGATGGAAAGGGGGGTGGATGGAAGGGGCCGGCGGTCAGGCCGGCCCGCTTGTCACGCCATCAGGCGGCGCTGTCCCACTTGACGATGCGCGCGTTGCGCGAACCGTCCGAGGAATCGAGCGCATGGACCAGGCCGAAGCCGCCCACGTAGTACCAGGCGATGCCCTTGTCGCGGCCGTAGTCGCCCGGGATCTTCCCGCGCATCTCTTCCGGCTGGGCGATGCCCTCGGCCACCGTGTCGTCGCCCATGAAGAACGCCCAGCTGGACTTGGCGTTGTTCCACGCATCCGACGTGTCGGTGTTCGGGTTGAACGTGGTCGAGTCGGCCGCCCCGCCCTTCGGGATGTTCGTCTGCTCGACGAACCGGCAGTTCTCGTAGCGGCCCATCTCGCCGTTGAGGATCATCTGGAAGCCGCGATCCGTGTACTTGTGGATGGCCTCCAGGTCGTTCTTGAAGTTCCGGAACGTCGTGGGGTGGCCCATCGCCACGTAGTCGTCGCCGATGCGCGGCGGAATGTTCCGCTCCTTCATCAGGTCGACGATGGCCTTCACGTGCTCGGTACCCATGGCCACGTTGTTGGTCTCGGTGGCGGTGCCGTTGGTGGTCAGCACCACCGAATCGGTGGCCGTGCCGGCGGTGGGCACCACGCGCAGCGGGGTGGCGTTGAACTGCTCGAACGCGGCCACGTCGAAGGCCTTCTTGGCGTCGTTCTTCAGCACCTTCTGGACGATTTCCTTCACGGGCTGCTCGGACAGGTCGTCCAGCTTGCCGGTGTAGTCCACCGAGTTGCCGTACTCGGTGATCGTCATCGTGCCCTGCACGATGCGATAGTTCGTCTTCGGGATGGTGGCCGTTTCCGACAGCTTCGTGCCGCGGGTGGTCACGTCCTTGTAGACGTTCCAGTGGAAGGTGTCGCCCTTGCCCTTGCCCTGGACGGCGGCGTCCTTGATGTCCGCAAACTGGCGGAACTTGACCATGGGCTGCACGGCATGGCGCAGCACCTTGGAGAGGTTGGGGGACCACATATAGCCCCCCAGCGTGTTCGTCAACCAAACTTGACTCATGGTGTACCTCGAAGAAAAAGTGTTTCGTTGAACACCTTCAAGCCAGGCCGCGCTCCTTTCGCATCTCTGCGATCACCTCCGATGGGGTCGGTTCGCGTACTTCCTGGTTCGCAGGCGTCCGGTTCAAAGCACGGACCTCATCGATCCGCTCCTTGCGTTGCTGCTTTTCCTGACGTGTAGAGCCACTTGCCGGTTCGGTGGCGGTCTTGATCCCCTTGCTGGCCATCCAGTCCCGCGTGCGCTGGCCCGCTTCCATCAGTGCCTCGGCGTAGCTCTTCTGAGGGAACTCCGCCACCACTTCGTCATAGAAGCCGTCAGCCGCGCGTGCGAGGTGTGGGTCGCCAACAATGTCGGAATAGGCCGATCGAAACGCGCTGTTCGCCTCATCCACTGACAGTTGTTGCCTGACGGTCGCGGCCGCCTGTTGCGCGACACTCTGGGGGTCGGCTGCTTGGTGAGAGCCAGCCAGAATCTTCCCCAAGAGCTCCTTCGCTGTGTCCTCGTCCCCGTTGAACAGGGCGCTGACCAGGTGGTTGACCTCTTCCGTCGTAGACGCAGGCGCACTTTCGCGCGTGGCGGGCGCCGGGGCTACCCCTACAGGGGGTGCGGCGGGTGCCGGCGTGGCGCTGGCGGCGCGCTTGGCTTGCTCCAGGAGCTCGTTGGCCTGCTGCAGGCGCTTCTGCGCGGCGCCATCCAGCTGGGTGGAGCGGCGAACGTCGTGCAGGGTCATCTCCCGCTCTTCGCCGTCCACCTTGACCCGCACCTTGATCTGGTCCAGGTCTTCGAAGGGGATGGGTTCGCTGCCCAGCCGGGCCAGCAGGTCCGGGCTCATGGCCTTGCCCTTGGGCGCCGGTGCCGGGGTGGCTACGGGGGCTGGTGCCGGCGGCGTCGGGGCGGCGGTGGGCGCCGGCGTGGCCCGCGGGGCGGCCTCGATGGTCTCTTCCTCGATCGCCTTCGTGGTGTGGGTCGTCTGCTCGCCAGGCTTGAAGCCCGGGTCCAGGCCCTCGGCCACCAGCTGGTCATGGATGCGGCGCTCGTTCTCGGCCTCGATCGCGGCCATGGCCTGCATCCGCGGGTTCTGGCTCACGTCCTGGCGGGCGCGCGCCTCGTCGTCCAGGCGCTTCTGTTCTTCGGGAGAGATCTCTTCTTGCTGTTCGGTCGGCATGGGCATGTCTTGGCTCCGTGTGTGGGTTGTGGTGGGTCAGTCGATTTCGTGGGCGGCGCGGAAGGCGCGCTCGGCGTTCTTGCCTTCCTGGACGATGTCGCCCAGGTAGGACAGCAGGCGCTGGGCCACGCGGGCGTTCAGCTGCTGCTCCTGCGCGGCGGCGCGGCCCTCGGGGCTGTCCAGGGACGCATTCACCAGGAACTCCTGCGCGTCCTCGAGCTCCTTGTTGGCCCGGGCCTGGATGTAGCGGCCGGCCGGGGTCTTCATGAACGCTTCCACGTCCATGCCGACCTCCATCAGCCGGCGCGCCTCGCCTACCTCGTCCTGCAGCTCGCGCTGCTCCTGCTGTTGCTCGGGAGTGCTCAAGCCTCACTCTCCATGGTCTCGATACCCTTGTTGGCGCCGGCGCCCGGGCTGGGCATGGTTGGCGCGGTGGGCATGGCCGGGCCTGCGCCGCCCGTGGGGCTGGGCGTGGCTGGCGTGTTGGGCGTGGTGTCGCCTGCCCCGGCGGCGGCCGGGTTGAACTCCACCCCGGTGCGCGGGTCGGTCACGGTGTTCTGCACCAGGCCGGACACGGGCCCGGGCGGCGCCTGGACCACCCCAGGGCTCGGCTGTAGGCCGACCATGCTCGCGGCCGAGTCGATGATGGAGTCCGCCACCGCGGCCACCTGGGGCACCGCGGCGACCATCTGGCCGGTCTGGTGGCCGGCGAAGATGGCGCGCAGCATCTTCTCCAGGGCGCTGGCGTCCAGGTCCTTGGTCTTCGAAGCCAGCGTGTCGATCTCGGCGTCCAGCTTGCGCACCTGGGCGGCCACCAGTTCCGGATCCACCTTCTGCGACAGGGCGCGCTGCAGTTCCTCGATGGTCTTCTGCGCCGCCAGCAGGGCCGGGTCGGTGTCGGGCGTGAAGAAGCGCTTGCCGTCGCGGTAGCCCAGCTTGCCGAACAGTTCCTTGATGATCTCGGAGATGCTCACGCCGTAGCGCTCCAGCACCCCGTCGGCCAGCAGTTCCTTCAGGGAGCGCATGGCCGTCAGGAAGTTGTTCACCTGCTCCTGCGGGTTGGTGGCGCCCATGCCCACGTCGATGCGGATGGACAGTTCCTGCGTCATCAGCTCGCGCTCGATCACGTGGATGTCGAACTCCTGCGGCAGGCCGGCCTGCTCGCCGCACATCTTGAGCAGCGTCTCGTCGGTCTCGTACTGGGCCTCCAGGGCGGCCACCTGGCGCAGCACCGGCTCGGCCCAGGTCTCGCAGAAGGTGCGCAGCTGGTAGGCGCCCACCTGGTTGGTGTTCACGTTGAGCAGCTTCATGCCGCCCACCGTCTCGTTCAGCTGGCGATTGGTCTGCACGCTCGAGGGCGAGAAGACGCCGGCCACGTCGTCGAAGTCGCTGTTGAGGCGGTCCTGCTCCTGGTAGGCCGATCCGGTCACGTCCTGGGTCTCCTGCACCTTGACGTCCTTCTCGGGGTCGTTCATCAGGGTGACGGAGCCGGGCACGTTGCGGGTGATGGAACGCAGGTCGGCCTGGGCGTTGCGCTTGACGAAGTACCGCTTGTTCATGGCGAACTTCACGTTGTCGATGCGCTGGTTGGCCACCTCGTTGATTTCGGCCTGCACGTCCTTGGTGATGCCCACCGGGCCGTCCGGGTTGGTCTTGTGGGTCTCGATGCAGCTGTAGCCCATGACGAAGGGGCGCAGGCCGGTGGGGTAGATTTCTTCCAGGGGCACCGGGTCGGTGAGCACGGCCAGGTCGCCCAGGGTCCACCAGACCATGTCCGTGCCGTCGATGTCCATCACGTACTGGCGCACCCAGACGATGGCGAAGTCACGCACGGCCGTGGCGTTCTGCGTGCTGTCGGTGCGGCCGCGCTCGCGGGTCTGCCGCGTGGTGTCGGCGCCCTGGTTCATGGCGGCCAGGATCTGGGCGTCCGGGACCGTCTTCCACTTCGGCGCCCCGGTCTTGTTGTCCACGGTGCGCATCCGGGCCTTCACGTCCTTCACGAACATGGGGATGAGCCGGATGTTGTAGGGGCTGCTGTTGATCGGGTCCACCCAGCTGGCGCCCGGATCGAAGCGGAAGTTCTCCAGCGGCAGCAGCTCGATGACGGGCCGGTCCTTCTTCTTCTTCGGGTCGTACTCCCAGTACTGGTAGCTGATCACGGTGCCGGCCACCATCGCGTCCTGGTAGGCGCCCATGGAGATGAGAAACCAGGGGATGCTCTTGTCCAGGCGGTAGTCGAGCAGGCGCTTCATCAGCGCCGCGGCCGCGCCCTGCAGCTGGTTGTTGTCGTCCACCGGCTTGCAGCTGATCGTGTCGGCCGTGGCGAACAGGGCTTCGGCGGCCACCGCCTCGGCCTTGCGCGTCATGGCGCGGGTCTTGGGCCGAAACAGGCGCGACCGGTTCTTCCAGGTCTCCGAGTGGTACTTGGAGCCGACCGGGTGCACGCCCTGGTGCTGCCTGATGGCTGCCTCGACCTGCTTGCGGATGCTGCTGTCGAAGTAGTTGGTCGACGAGGTGAAGGCCTCCTGGGACAGGCTCAGGAATGCCTGCGCCTCCCTGGCGCCGTCGGTGGTGGTCGTGGTGGTGGTGTCCATCAGAGATCCGCCTTGTGTCGGCCCGCGAAGTCGGTGGGCAGGTGGTTGAGGGTTTCCATGTCCGCCCGCGCGCGGCGCACGCGGTAGCGCTCCAGCAGTTCCCCGCCGGCCAGGCGCACCTGCCGGTCCCAGTCGCTGGCGGTGTAGTGGTCGACCAGTTTCAGCCGGAAGCCCCAGGAGCCGGACAGGCCCATGTTCCGCACGTCGGCCATGCCCTGCTGGGCGCTGACGGACACGGCCCAGAGGTGGCCCGGGTAGGCCTTGTGCAGGGTGTCGGCCATCTGCTTGGCCAGGGTGAGCTCGAAGGCCGAGACCTGCGGGGCGTCGGTGACAAGGGCGTTCATGGTCATGGGGTCAGTACTCCGGTTCGGTTTCGGTCTGCACCAGGCCGGCCTTCTGCTCGCCGGACAGCCAGAGCCAGCCCTCGAGGCTGTGCTGGTCCTTGATGGAGCGCGGCAGGGCGTCGTAGTCGGCATGCCCGGTCGCCTGGGTGCCGTCCTCGAGCAGGCCGGTGGGGTCCAGGGGATCGGTCACTCCTGGTCCTCGGGCAGACGTTGATAGGGCGGCGGGCGCTTGAACTTGCGGCCGCCGTTGAATTCGTAGGCGATGTCCGGCGCCGGCGGGCCCTCGGCGGCCTCGGCCAGGCGAACCTCGCTGTCCCACAGGCGGTCGTTCATGCGCACGCGGTCGGGCCGCGGGGCGTTGTAGAGAGGGGTGGTGGCCATGGGGTTCCTCAGTCGGGGAATGCTTCGGGCTCGGTGGCGCGCTCGTCGATCACGATGGGCGGTACCGGGTCCATGTCGTAGAGGCGGGAGGCGGCGTCGATCAGGTCCTTCTTGGCGCTGAACGGGAAGTGCAGGTATTCCTCCAGGAACCCCTTGTTCAGGCTGTAGACGTTGCCCTCGTGGTCGCGGCGCATCACGGGGCGGAAGATCCGGAAGGCCTGGCCGGCTTCGCGCACCTTGCGCTGGTTGGTGGTCTCGAACTCCACCATGTTCCCGGTGGTGGGGTCCTGGCGCCGGCAGACCATGGCCAGGAAGAAGCGGTGGCTGGCGAAGTCGGGCTGCAGGCGCTGCACGCGGTCTTCCTTGGCCCGGGTGCCGTCGCTGGTCCAGTTCAGCTCGACGATCTCGAAGTGGTCCTTCGTGAGCAGCATCTGCTCTTCGAAGTACTCCATGTCCGACTGCATGCCGTAGCGCTCGTAGCCCACGCGCACCATCTGCACGCCGGGCTGGGCCGTCCAGACCTTGCGCAGGCCGGCTATGGCTTGCCAGCGCTCTTTCAGGCCCATCTTGTGGCGCATGCCGTCCAGGAGGAACTTGTTGCCGGTGGCGTCGATGCCGATCACGGCGATGCCGGTGTTGTCGCTGTCCTTCTTCTTGCTGTGGGCGGGGTCGACCAGGATGTAGACGTTCAGGATCGACGGCCGGATGTCGATGAACTCCAGCCACTCCTTGCGGAACATCGCCTGATTGCCGGCAGCCGGGTTCATCAGCTGCTGGCAGGCCAGCGTGGAAGCCGACTGCTTGATCTTCTTGTCCGCCCAGGCTTCGGGCGTCAGGAACACCGGGTTGCCGTCGGCCAGCCCGTTGTGGGTGGCCGGGTAGATGCGCAGCTTGAGCGCGCTGCGATCGATGATGACCTGATAGGTGTCGGCGAAGCTGTACCGGGTGCCCACGTGCCAGGCGCGCAGCAACCCGTCCTCGCCGCGGGCGCCCAGGTTGTCGGAGAGCTCCCAGGCGTCGGTGGTCTTGGTGACCTGCTCGGGGGTGTTCACGCTCTCGGGCGTGACCACGTCGTCATAGATGCGCAACAGGTAGTGGGCGCCCGTGGGCTGACCATCCACCAGACCCCAGGCCTCGACCGTCGCCTCCTTGGGGTTGCCGTTACGCCGGCAGATGATGCCCTTGTCCTCGGACCACTGCGGCGCCTGGCGCTTCGGGTCGGACCAGAAGGCCTCCGGGTACACCGCCACCAGATCCCGGTTCGTCTCCAGCTCCTGCTTCACCTGCTTCAGGAACTTCTTGGCCACTCCCTTGGTGTGGCTGAAGATGCCGATGGTGATCTCGCTGTTGCGCGCGATCTCCTGGATGCACCCGGCGAAGGTGATGATGGTGGACTTGTAGTGCTCGCGCGCCCACAGGTCCAGGTATCCGTCGGGGTTGGCCTCCACCTCGCGGCAGCGGGCATAGAGCCAGGGGTGCACGGCGTCGACGCGGTGCAGCAGGCGCGTCAGCAGGTAGTAGCGGTCATTGCGGCCCAGCCAGTGCTTGCCCTGCACCCCATAGACCTGCTCGATCGCCTCCCACTTCTCCACCAGCGCCGGGCCGAAGGGCTCGGCCTGGAGCATGTGGCGGTAGAGGGCCAGCTCCTGGTCGACCGCGGCCTGGGGCTTGGCCAGCGGCTGCTGCGCGGGCGGGGCGACGGGAGCGTGGATCACGCGCGGGCCCCGTGCTTGCGTTCAATCTCGGCGAAGCGGGCCTTCAGGGCATCCACCCCGCTGTTGATCGCCTCCTGCACGCCCTTGGCCGGGTCGATGGGTGTCCAGCCGTGGATGTTCATCACGTCGCGCTCCAGCGTGATCAGCTGGTTCATCGTGGTGCCCAGCTTGCGCAGGTTGTCCACCTGCACGCCCAGGGGGTCCGGTGCGGCCTCGCCCCTCTTCGGCTTGCGCATGCTGGCCGCCCGGGTGGCAGCGTTCTCGACCTGGTCCATGAGCAGGTTGGCCACCCGGATCAGCCGGCCCACGTCCCGGCGTTCCCGCAGGATGGTGTCGGCCATGAGCACGGCGCTCACCTCGATGGCGGCCTCCGTGCCGGCCTGCACCTTGGCGTCGTGGGCTTCCTTGGCGGCCACCTTCGCCGCGGCCTGGGCCCGCACCCGGTCGGCCAGGGCGCCGCGCTTCCAGCCCATCTCGGTCGCCTTCTGGGAGATCCGGCCCTTGGTGACGCCGAACTCCTTGCCGATTTCCTCCAGCGTGCGGCTGCTGGTGGTGTAGGCGAGCTCCACGCCCACCCAGTCGGTTTCCTTCCGGGGCGTGTGTTTGGGCTTGGTGGGAGCTAAACGCCGGGGGTCGGGTTTAGCATTTTGTTTAGACATGCCCGGCATGGTCCGGGTTTGCCTATGGGGGCTCTACCCCTACGGGGGGTGTCCTACGCGGGGAGCGGCGTCCAGCGGAAATTGACCATGGCCGTGCGTTGGCCGTCCTGAAAGCCCAGGTTCGACGTGGAGACCTCGAAGGGGCCAGTCCACAGCAGCGGGGAGTCGTCCAGCAGCCATGTCGCGCCGCCGGCTTGCCCCTGGCAGGCCAGGGAGAGCCGTCCCGAGGCCACCAGTTCCTGCAGCTGGCGGCGCGGGGCCACCGGGGCAATGCCGGGGTCGCGCCTCCTTGCCTCCCGGAGAACCACCTGCTCCAGGGCGGAGACGGCCTGGTCGGCGAGGGCCCGGGTGATGTCGTGGAGCACCATGATCATCCCCCCCTAAACAGGAGGGTTAGCCCCCCAAGCAGGCTGCCGGAGTGCATGGCCTCGCGGCGGGTCATCTCGATGACCATGTCGCCGAGCTCGTACTTGACCTTTCCGTTCGGCAGGATGGTGGCGCTGACGGCCCGATCTTCCATGGGGTCTTCCTCCGGCTCGTAGACCCCGGCCACGTTCCCGCCGGCCAGCCGGATACGGCCGATCGAGCGCAGGTACTTCACCCGGTCGTCCACGATCGAGACCGGCAGGCCCGTCATCTGGGAGACGGAGTTGCGGGTTGCGGTCTTGCCGAACTCCCGGCATTCCTGGATGGCGCGCAGCACCTGGTCGCTCGTGCTCAGGCGAGCGGTTTCGCTTTCGGGTTCCGTTGCCATACTTGCCTTCCTTTCGTATCATCCGAACTGCTGAGGTTCTGGTGACACGGAAGGGCCCCGGGGAATGGAAGTTCCTCGGGGCCTTTTTCTTTCTCGTTCAGCTGGTGGGCTTCACGGTTGGTCGCTCCTTCACGGTCTGCCTGACGAACTCGCGCATCAGCCGCTCGGCGATGTGCTCGATGGAATAGGCCTCGAACTCCCGGGAGGGGTTGGTCTCCCCGATGGAGTCGCACAGGCGCTGGAAGATATGCACGGCCTCGTGAACGAGGGTGCTGGCCACGTGGATGGGGTCAGCGGTGGCGGCGTCCGGGTGCACGCAGACCACGCAGGTCAGACGGCCGTCCTTCTGCCACGTGTGCACTACGGCCGTGTTCGTTGCCAGGTTCAGCCACTCGCCGGCCATGACGGGCACGTGGCAGTGCCGGGCGGCCGCCAGGAATGCTTTCTCGCTCAGGCACAGGGCCAGGTACGGGGCGCGCACGGTGTCGCGTTCGAGCCAGTGGGTTTTCATGGCCATTGCTCCAGCCTCTTCGGCCAGGTTCCGGCCGCCAGCACGGCGGCGCGCGTCCTGCGCCCAAGGTCTTCCTCCAGGGCGCGGCGTTCTTCCTTCGTGTACTGACCGCTGGTGCCCACGATCCAGTGGCAGCCCGGTCCCCAGGGCCCCGGGCCGCAGCCGGGCCAGCCCCTGCGCACGTCGGTCTTGATCCCGGTGCCCTTGCCCTGGTCGGCGTGGGCGAACTGCGGGCGGCAGTGGCGGCGGCAGAGCATGCAGTAGCCCAGGCCGCGCACGGCATCCTGGTAGCCGGCGTGCTGGCTGGCGCATTCCTTCGGCACCGGCCCAGCCGTTCCCCCTCCCATGACGGCCGCGCGACGGGGGATGCAGGTCTGGGCCTGGGCGGCGTTGCGAGCTGCGCGCTCGGCCAGGCGCTGCTCTCGGGGTGGCTGTGTCGGCCGATTCCAGCTCATGGCCTACCGTTCGTCGGAAACTTTTGCGTATTACAGAAACCGCTTGAAATCCACCCGTTTCCGTAATACATTAACGACATGGGCAGCACGGTGCAGCCCGCAAATAGGAGAGACAGATGAGCCAAGCCGAAAACTTCACCATCCTGCTGAACGGAGCGCGCGGCGCACCCGAATGGACGCGCGAACTGGCCCATGCCAGCAACGTGGCCACGTCCGAGACGCACAACGCAGCCGGGCAAATCGTCGGGCTGGAATTCGGAGATGGCAGCGCCCTTGACGTGGACCCCGCTCGATGCTCGGCTACGCTGTCCGCGCGAGTCGGTGACACCATCGTGTACGAGTGCGACGGCGAAGAGTGGACCGCCGAAGTCCTGTCCATCACGGACGGCGACATTGAGGTCCGCACCGTGGGCGCAAATGGCGACTACAGCGCCCCGCACATCCTCGTGGCCGAAGACATCCTGCGCATCGCCGCGACTGCCTGACCCATGACCACCTACACCATCCACCACGGCGCCCCCAGCGGCAACCTGATCAACGGTCCGTACATGGTCCACGTGCTGGCCATTGAGACGAATGGCGCAGTCCGTACGGCGGCCACGGTCACGGGCATCGAAACCGCCGAGCGTTGCGACTTGCTGGCGGCAGAGTACGCCCACCACTTCGGCGCGAGCATCCAATCGCCCATGATTGCCGGGCTGGTGACTCGGCTCAAAGGGGCGGCACCATGACCGATCAGCCCACCCAAAAGCGCCCGCCCGGGCGCCCCGCCGCACCAGCCGCCGAATCGCGCCGCGTCCGCGCCGTGCGGTTGAATGACGCCCGCTGGGAAAAGCTGCGCCGGCTTGGCTCTGAATGGCTTGAACGGGCCATCGACCGGGCACGTCTGTAGCGCGCTGCTCGCGGTCTGGACGGGGGTGGGGGCGGGAGAACATGGTCAGGGGATCAGCGTGTAGCCGCTCTCAAACGCTTCAGCCGGCGAATACGAC